TTTATTTCGTCAACTTCAGATTCTTTTAAATCACTATATTCCTGACTTAATGTTTTGTTAGCTATTTTTAACATTGAAGACATAGGTATATTTAAAGATTTATTTTCGGTTATTGTGGTATTTGACAATAACGACTCTTTTATTTTATTTTTAGATAATAAAATAGACTCTAAATCTTTAACGGTATTTTTACTATATACTATGTTATCAATATCAACATATACATTATCAACTTCCTCATTGATTTTTTCATTAATCCACTTAGATAATTCTAAAAAGTCTTTTTTATTTGACTCAAGGTGAGATTTTATAACTCTAAATGAATCGTTTATATAATCATCTACTATCGATTCATTTATATTATTTTTGTTAGTTAGTTCGTCGTATAAGTAATATGTCTCACATATATTTTTTTTGTCTAAAACGTGAGATTTAAACTCTTTTATAGACTCTTTAAAAGATTCAGTTCTGTATGTAGACTCGAATAAAAATTCTATTTTAGATTTAATTTTTCCAAATGATGTCATAATGTTCTTTTTATATAAATATTACGTTATAAACAAATTACTCCTTAAGTAATGAATTTAACTCATCTTCTATTTTACCTAATGATTGTCTACCCTTAGATAAATCTAAAATACTTTTACCGTTAATCAGGTCGTCTTCGACTAATAAATCTAAATCTTTATTTCTTACAAATCTTTCTACTGACGGTTCTTCTGTTGTTGCCGTATCACCACCTGTATCACCACCTGTATCACCACCTAAGTCACCACCTAAGTCACCACCTAAGTCACCACCTAAGTCACCACCTAAGTCACCACCTAAATCACCACCTAAGTCACCACCTAAGTCACCAGTTGACATTCCTGCCGTATCACCTACTCCGGAGTCTGTTGTTTCGTCACCCATAGCATCACCACCTTCACCAGGTCTATCACCATATAACTTGTCTATATTAGCAAATATACCTGTCTTACTTATTACTTCAGATGTCTTTTCTAATTCAGCGGCAACTGCCTTTTCCATTCTTTGTTGTTGAATATCCAACTTAATTTCATCATCACTAAATCCAAGAATGTGTTTCTTAGCCCAAGACGATGAAACAGGTAGAATACCATTACCTGGGTCAGTAACCGCATCTCTATAAAGTTGTATTTTTTGTGTCCATTGCTCCATCTTTAATAAGTCTGCCTGTGCAGACGGATTAGTTAATCCTAAAGTAAAGTTACCCAATTCATCTTCAAAACCTAAAAGATATAGATGAACTATAGCAATTTTGTTAAGTTCTTGAACCATAGATTTCTGTATTCTATTTATAGTTCTAGCAAACCTAATATCTTGTAAAGATAAGCTTTTACCATCTCCAACTACCTCTTCAAAACCTAAGAAAGCTTTAGGCACCCTCAAAGAAGTTAATAATTTTTTTTGTATATACTCAATATCGGCAATTTCAGATAGGTTTTGAGCCCCTGGTAATGTATCTATAGGATTAGGTGCGTTAGGGTCCCTAACGGGAATAAAATAGTCTTGGTCGACAGCCATTTGATTATATCTTAAGTCCACATTTCCATTGTTTGAATCGACTACCTGGTCTCTTTTGAACTTATTAGCCACTCGTTGTACGTAAGGTTCGACATCCTTATCATCCATATTACCTACAAATATCTTAAATACTCTTCTTTCGGGAGCTCTAGACGTTCTGTAAATTAACATAGCATCTTCTGATAGTATCAACTGTTTCCAAATTCTTCTACCTTTTTCCAACATAGATGTTCCGTATGGTAGTTTTCTATCATCACCTAACAATCTGAAGTGAGCAACTTCCCACGTATTAAAAGTAATATCTTTATTCTGCCACAAAAATTTTAATGAGTCATTTTCACTTTCAGTTGAGTTCCTTTCGGGTTTAATCTTCATACCTCTCTCCTGCCTAGTAATCTCAATATTAGGTAGTTGTTGTGCCCCCATAATACCTTTTTCAGGGTCTAATTTTAAATACACAAAATTATCACCGTACTTACATGTGTTACGTGTCCACATGGGTAAGTTAGTATTAATATCTAATCTATTATTAAATAAATCGGCTAAAACTGATTTTATTCTTTTACTTTCAGAATAAATTTGTAATATATACCCATCTTCGTCGGGAGTGGTAGACTCTTCAGAATAAATGTCTAAAGCGGCTGAAATTTCAGGAGTATATTCCATACTTTCATAGTCATAAAAAGATGCTAAACGTGTGGGTTCATAATAAACGGCTTGAGTATATAAATTGTTTTCGATTTTTTGCCATTGCTGACCTAAATATAATGTTTGTTGAGCTTGTAATTTCTCTCTCTCGTATTCTTTTTTGTCGGTAGTTTTTAATATTTGTTTTTTATCAAAATTATAAACTGGGGCTTGTTGGTCTAAGGTAGAGTCCGGTCCAAATACCTTAGTCAACCTTTGCCATATAGTAAAATTGTTATTATCAGCCATCTTTTTTTAAATAAATATAAACTTTACTTAATTTAATTAAAGGTTATCTACGATTACCTCCAAATAACCAACCGTAATCCTCATAATCTTTTTTAGTGTAACCATCAATTCGTCTATGATGATTGTGTTGATTGGCTGGCATTACAGGTAAACCTGGATTGAATTCCTTAGATGAGTTTTTTACTGGAGTCTCATTAACCAACCAACTTTCCATCATAGCCTTTGTTTGGTCTGTCACCTTTTCAAGTTTAGTGAAAGAATTTTCGCCGACATATATTGCCATGGCCATAGCCATAATAAGGTCGTCGTGTTGACCTTTAATATGGTCAGGTCTTCCGTTTACATAAACAAAAGTATTTAGTTCATTCATAAGACGTGTAGAACGAACAATAAAATTATGTCTTAAAGCCTCTTCAAAAGAAGCCACAATTTGAACTCTCTTCGAATTAAAGTTTAGACCAGGTATTTTCTCTATAGTGGAGGGGTTATACTTCCATTTATCGGCAACATTAGTACCTTCAACATATAAATCTTTATAATTCATTTCTTGCAATTTTCTTGCGGTAGAAACTCCCATACCGCCAGTAATATCGATAACTACAAATGCTGAATACATTGTCGCCCATTTGAATGCAACCTCAGCCGCGACATCAGGAGGTATTTTACCTAAATACTCTAAAACCTGTTCCCTCTCATCAAAATCTATAATACAAAAGGTAGTAAAGTCTTCACTGTCACCACGAGATACGTCAATACCCATAATATATTTGTGACCAACAACAGGTTCTTTCCATTGCCATAACGCACCACCCATAAACTTGTTTTCTGGTTCAACAATAAAGTTTTCCTTTATTTTTTCCACAGTATCATTAGGTATTACGTTATCACCTGAACCCAAGAAATTACACTCTAATTCCTGAGCAATTTTACGTCTATCAAACTTAAGTTTCTTAGCCATACCCTCAAACCACGTAGAATACGGTTTGTACCCTTCAAGAAATTTAGATTTAATTTCTTCAAAATTTCTTTCCATAGGAGATATATGACCATACTCAATAATAATTTCGTCGTCATTGTAATCCTCCCTATTTAACATATAATGAACAATATCATTACATTTAATAAGTTTTAAATCTTTAGCGTACCGAGGGTCACGATACCAAAACATTTCAGTAATTTTAAAGTCATTCATACCCCTTAAACACTGGTCGTAAATAGAGTAATATATTGGGTCGAATCCATTAGGTGTGGATATTACAATTACCTTACCTCCTGTAGATAGGGATGCCATACACGCAGACCAAAAGTCATTATCAGCCTCAATAAATGCCGCTTCGTCAAACACAAGAATCGTAGGGGTATATCCACGAAGTGCGTCTTTTGATGTTGCGACTGACTTTACTTCACACCCATTAGTTAATTTATAATGTCTTTGAGAGTTTTTCTCGTTGGAGAAGTCTACACCGAACCAAGAAGGCCACTGGTCCATAAAAGCCCTGATTTTACTTGCCATCTCAACAGACGTATCAAGTTTATTGGCAATTATAAGAATTTTTTCTGGCTTAGTTTTAGAGGCTGTGACTAACTTTTTAGATATCCAAGCGGATGTTACGGTAGATACTCCTGCCTGTCTATATTTAAGAGCTATATTTTCTTCAAAGGTATCATAATCATTTATTAAATACTCCTGGTCAGGAAATAATTTTAAAGGAACATATTTAGACTGAGTATTATCATAAGTCTGTAAATATGTTTTTAATGCATACGAGGTGTCTTTTACACACCTCGCATATTCTAATAATACCTTTTCTTTTGTTAACGCCATATAGACATTTTAAATAACTTTTATGTTAAGGAAATACCTAAGTCACCCAATAGGTCAGAAAGTCCATCATCGCTATCGTCATCGTCATCGTCATCAGTATACTGTGACATTGCATCTTCATACTCATACCCTTTAAGTTCTTCAATAATTTCATTAACCATTTTTGAAACAATTTGTTTTCCTTCGTCTGAACCTGAAATAATTAAACGAGCCACTTCAAAAAATTCGTCTGTAGATAAAGCTGAAAAACGTGAGAATAGATAATTTTGTATTTCTCTCATGTCGTCTTCATATAGTTTGTCGGGATATGATGCTTTAAATTTGTCCCAAATAACGGGACCTAATCTTAAATCCCATATTTCATATGGTAGTGTGTCAGTTTGACCCATAACCATATCAGCGGCCTTAGGGTCATCGGGTAATCCTGACGTACCTAGCACCTCATAAACACCTTTAATTAATTCATGTACTAATACGGGAAAGAATAGACCTTTAGCTTTAATAGTGGGTGGGTCTGTCGTATCATCGACTTCTTCAGAACCCTGTACCCCATCACCACTTTCGGCCGCGGACATAATCATTTGGTCTGGCATTATCCAATAAAGTAAATCATTAATAGACATTAGAACACCATAAAGATTTAGTAATCTAGGGTTAATGTTATTTAACTGTTCCTCAACAAGGTGAAACATGTAATGACCCTTTTTTGATGCTCCCTGTATTAATGAGTTAATGAATCTTCTTTTGGCTTTCTCTAAATCAAACTTTTCAAAAGCCACCATAAAGTTTTCTAAATCGTCTTCAGCCTCGTCTGAACTAACCCCAAATTGTTGTTGTACTTCCTCGTCATCAATCTCTTCTGGTTCAGAAATCATATTAGACGTATCTATTTGACCTGGCATTGACTGTAACTCTACATCATATTGAAACGCATCATCGGGAAGTGATAACTCTTGTTTAACTAAGTCCACCGATAATTGTTCTAAATAACCCTCATTATTAGATTCTATAGATTTAACTTCCTGTACCGCCTGCATTAACATCATTTGCAATTGCATAAATGCATTTTGACCTGACACTTCTTCCATACCAGTGTAGTTTTTTACTCTATCAACTACTTCTTTAAATCTCGTAGAAGCAATTAATTCAGCAAAAGAATTGTCAAACTCATCGTTTTCTTTACCAGGTAGTGCAGGGTTATCGGAAATAGGTGTTTCACCACCAGAAATTTTTCTCTCGATTTCTCTATCCATTCTTTCAGGACCATCGTATTCGATTTGCTCTTTCACAGCCTTTCGTATTTTGTTAGTTAAATCACTCATCTCTAAATTTTATATTTAAGTTATTAAATTTTAAGAACTCAGGTACTCCTGTATCTTCACCCGCCTTAGGTTTTGGACTATGTTTCGGTTTGTAAGGATTACCTCTTTCAGGTTTAACACCTGGTTTTACCGTAGGTTTTGCTGGTTTAACTTCTGTTCCAGCCTTAGGTTTTGGGCTATGTTTTGGTTTATAAGGGTTACCTCTCTCAGGTTTCACCCCTGGCTTTATTGAAGGTTTAACAGGAGCAACATTAGGCTGTTCCTCTAAAATATCTTTCTTAGTTATCACTTTCCCTTTAGTTTTCTTAATCAAAGATACAATATTTTCTTCAATCTGTCTAACTTTTTCTTCTTCCAACACTTTTCAGATAATTCTTGTTGTTCAAACATACCTAAAGTAGTTAAAGTTCCGATAGGTTTTTTCATCTTTTTCTTGGGTTTACCAAATAAGGCTTCTATCACTTCTTCTTCATTAATTTCTTCTTCTGCAATCCCCATTCCGTCTCCCCCTGCGTTGGGGTTGACTCCGTAGTTACTAGGTCCGTCATCATTACCTACACTATTACCATCATAAGGATTAAATCCCGACTCTTTTTCTAAAGATTTATCAGAGTTACTATCTTCAGAAACTTCACTACTTTTGGTTGTTAAAGTATCATCACCTGTCTCAGTTGTACCTACTTGACCTTTTTTACCTGATTGAATTATGTTGTTAACATCCTTTTTAAACTCTTCTTGGTCACTGTCTCCGTAAACTTTTGTGGTTGTACTAACGGTGTCGACGGCCTCATCCAAACTTTCCCATATTTTATTAATATGTAAATTAGACATCTTTTTAATAGTCTCATATGAGAAACCTTCTTCAAGAAGTCTTACGATTTTTTGTTCTTTATTCTTCATGATTTACAAAACTTTTTTCATATGAAAGGACAACATCCCTTTCGTATAA